CCCACAGGTCGGCCCACGTGTCAGAAGTGGGCTCACCGGTCCAGCACTGGGTGAGCTTCCAGGGTTCGTCTCCTGGGGATACGGGCTCGATGTTACCGCTCTTCTCGATGATGTGCCTGATGTAGGCAGCGAGTGGCGGGCAGCCAGAAGCTGAGTGGACGAATGATAATGCCCCTCCCAGGGCGATAGCACGGGCCTGATCTTCAGTCTTAGCTCTGACTGAGACGGCCAACTTGGCGAGGGCTCTCCCAACTTTTGGGACAAAGACCCAACCGATGGAGGTTTGGGTGAGCCTACAACCGAGGAATTCGACTCGGTTGAGGGAGGGGACATGGGCGCCTGTGATGGGCATGCCTATCCCTTTAAGCCTATCGGACCAAGGGATCTCTTCCCCATCGTACAAATTGAGTACATCGTCGCCACCTGCCACAAATAGGGCTGTCTCAGGGTGGAGATCTTTGGGGTGGATTCCTCGCTCGGAACAATAGACATAGGCGTTGTGCGTGCCGTTCCACACGGTATTCATCTGAGTGGTCTGAGGGTCGCCTGAATTCCTAATGTAAGGGCATTGGAATTGGACACCGAGGCGGGAGGCGCCGTGGGTGGCGATGTTGGCGCGCATCAACTGAAGCGTGGCACGAGGGGCTCCGTAAGACTTAAAAACTGTGATCTCACCCTCGGCGTGCTGATGATTTTGGGCTAAATCATAACCATTGAAGTCGGCGTTGAACCTATTGGCATAGTCATACTGAGTGACTAGCTCTGCCAGTTTACGATTCGTCTGGCCTGGTCCGTAGACGATTGACTTCTTCTTGCCGTCCCATGACTTCTTGATCACCCCTGTGAGTTGGGACACGAACGGGGCAATTAGGACGACGAATTGTGGCGTGGCGGCGAGAATCTGTCTAGGGCTCGCATCCTCATCCTTGAGGACGGTCTCGGTCTTGACCGAGACCTCACGCTTGGTCCACTCGTACAGCAACTCGGGAGAAATCTCCGAATGAATATTGATGCCCATGGCCTCGAGCTCATTAAAAGTGGCTCTGTATTTAGCTTTAACAGCGGGCTTGGAGTTGCATCCGTCGATCCACTTCATGGTCCAAACACGAATATCTGCAGGATCTCTGGGCACGTCAAGATGGAAAGGGCGTCCCACGAGGTCTGGCCAGTACTTGATGGTCCAGTTGATAGCCGCCTGCCTCGTTTCAGGATCGAACGGGGGGGGCTCTGCGAGGGAGCGTTTCTTGAGCGCTTTGACGGTGTTCGCCTGGTTGTTGGCGAGGACGGTGGGGAGGCACCCGTCGACTGCGACGCCCACAACACGCGCCGCTTGCGGGTTCGTGCGTTCGGGTGTGGGGTGCACATGCACTGTGAGCTTGGCGCCGTCTCGGATGTCCTTGTCAGGAGCTGTGCTGTTGACTGAGGACAACGCCTTGAATGGAGATGCGACGGGAAGGGGGATGTTAGACAAGAGCCCGATCCTAT